GAAAGGAACCACAATAATTCTCCAATAATAGATTTTAAGTGAACTTTTTTAGTAGTTAATAAAGGAAAACCATTTCTAAGATCAAAAGATACTTGTGGACCAAATATAGAAAGGGTTTTTGTTCCTGTTCTATTTTGTTTCCATAACCCTTCTTTTAAAATTTTCTCAATTAGTTGGTGATATTCATAATCAACTGAATTTAGAATAGGTCCGGAAGTTTTAAATTCACCTGTTTGTGCAGGGTTGCACTCATTTACTGGAAATTCTTCGCCAGTCCATTTGTTCTTTATCATATAAATTGTTTATTCTTTATATGCATGAAAATCGTAAAAGTTTATGATTTAACCAAAATTAAGTACACCAGATTTATCAGTTGCAAAGTCGAAAGTAAATTGCCCATTCTTGAAAGCGCCGGAAACAGTTTGTCCTATTTTCATAGCTAGTTCATCAATATCAATAATAGGAGTAGTTCCGTTCAGCATTCCTGCATTAGCTTCAGGATTTTTACTTGCTATTTTAGCAGCAAGTTTTGCATCCTTTCTATCTAACCTACGATCTACAATTTCTTTATGTCTTTCTTGAATATTAGCAATCATTCCTCCTACACCTTTATTCTCTTTTCCTATTTCAATAATACCTGCTAATTTTTCTAATTCAATTTTGTTTACTGAATCGGCAAAAGTGCTTACACTTGTAGCTAATGTCATAAGAGATTTAGCAGTTTTGTCTAATCCTTCTGTAGCAGCGGCAAGTTCTCCTAATTGAGAAGTCATTTTAGAAAATCTTTCAATACCTTTTGAAGCATCTTTAGAAGCACTTTTTTGTGCTTTACCAGCTCTTCTATTAGCTCTTCTTATTTGACCTTTACTCATATCATCAGTAATATCTCCTTGAAAAGCTTTTGATAATGCTGTGGAAAATGTAGTTAACATAGATGCAATATTACCTGCTATATCATCTATAGAAGTCGATGATAATACTTGAGGATTTCCATTTTCATCAAATAATGTGTTTCCTTCGGCATCTGTTTTATATGTTACAATTTGTCCATCTTTACCATATTTTGCATAAGCCTCAAGAGCTTTTGAAAAATCAATTATAGGAGAAAGAATACCTTTTCTTCCAGTTAATGCTGTAGCTAATCTTCCTAATTTTCTTTTTTCTCTACCACCAAATTCAAACTCTCCTGCCATCGCAGCTAATTTTGACACAAATAAACTAAATGAAGATCCAATATTTTCTACAACTTGATCTATTTTAACAGTTGATGGAACTTGTTTAAATTTAGCATTCCCATCTTCATCTGTTCCATCTGGTACCATATCAACAAAACCAATTTCTCCATTAGGACCAAATTGAGCAAATGTTTTTAATACATCAGCAAATTGAATAACTGCAGAAAGAATACCTCTTCTTCCTGTTAATGCTCTACCCATTTTTTTAATGGCTCTAGATTGCCTTACAGATAATCCAGTAGTAGCATCAATTAATCCTGTTAAGAATGATACAAGAGTAGTTTTTATAGTTTCTCCAACACCTTCAATATTTACAGTTTCTCCAAAAACTGGTTCTCCTGTTTTTTCATCATAACTCTTAATAACTCTCATATTATCAAGAGATGCAAATGCAGTTAAAGCTTTTGCAAACATTGATAACGCAACAGAAACACCCATTAATAAAGCAATACCATTCATTAATATTGCAGTATTCTTAATTCCTTCTGCAAAACCCCTTATTCCTTTTTTTCCACCGCCAAGCACTTGAGTAACTCCATCTAAAAATCCACCCATTGCAAATACTATCATATTTTTAACAGTGTTATTTTTAGGATCCATTTCAATAGTTTTTGAAACGTCAACTACTTTTTTAATAGACATAGCCATCAATGCCATAGCACCTGCCATAAGAATGCCTGTTATTACCCCCGGGATAATAATAAAAGCTAATGCTCCTAATCCTGCAAATAATAATGCTGTCGAAACAAGTACTATACCCATCATACCCAATCCTGGCCCAATATTAGACATCATCTGTCCAAATTTTCCTCTTTTTTCTCCTTTTTTATTTGTAGCATCACCTTGACTATTCATATCTGTTATCAATCTAGCTACACTAACAAATGCTAGCACACCTAATGCTAAGGCAGCCATTCCAACTGCCATTCCTACTGCAACTTTAGTACCTTTGTTTATAAATCCTCCAACTAATCCTAATAAAGCAAATACTCCGGCCATCGCTGCAATAACTCCAACAATTACTAGTGCACCACCAATTAAAGCTTTAGCACCCATACCCATACCCATTACTTTAGATACTGCTTGCCAAGATAAAACAAACACTAATACCCCTGCTCCTAGATACATCATAGCTTTACCCATGTTTTTTGCTGCCTTAGTACCATCTCTAGTAGATTTTTCAGCTTTTCCTAGCATTATCATAACTATAGTCAAACCGACAAGAACTCCAGTTATTGCTAATAATGTTTCTCCTGCTCCTCTAGTTCCTAACATTTTTCCTGCTAACCATAACGACCCAGCTATCATGAGAATAGAAGCTCCTACAGACATTAATAAAGTAGTCATAGCTTTTGCAAACTTTGTCATTGTTTGTAAACTTTTAGCAAGCATATCAAACATTTTCATTGCATTAGTTACTATTTTTCTTTTCTTGCCTATGTAAATAACAGTATCAAACAATCCTCTTAATGCTTTTGAAGTTGCATCAATTTTGCGAGTGTTAACTTTTACTTTATTAAAATTTGCAATTGAATCAAAAATTGATTTGATGGCCTCAGCTGCTCCTTTAGCTTGTTTTGCATCTACACCTTTATTAATCATCCCAGAAAGAGGTGCAGTTCCTTTATCACTACCCGGTTTTCCGTCACCCTTAGGAGCGTCTCCACCTATCTTTTTATTAATTTGAACACATACTCCTAAGATTTGTTGGAGGACTTGTTGGTTAGTCTGAGCCATAAAGATATTATTTATTTTATATATCCTCTTAAAACAAAAAAGTGCTAATTAAAGCACTTTAGTATTTTGGAATATTCATTTTTGGAATATTCATATTTGGAGGTTTAAAGGTTCCCATATTTGCCTGAGACTGTTTCATAGACATACCTTGATCTCTTTCCTGTTTCTTCATTTGTTTATTCTCCTCTTCTATAAATTCTTCATAGTTATGAATCATATATTCAACTCTATAAAATTCCATTTGATCAAGTTCAGAAGGAGTAATATGAAGATTTTTCGCAAATACAAATTCAATCTTAAACCAATTCTCCAAATGGATCTGAAATAAGGAAAACAGATTTGATCCCTCCGAGAAAGTTCAACGGCGCTGTGTGCGCCATACCTCCTTCATCCATGTACTTAACAACAGGATCCACTGTATCAACAAATAAATCTTTTAAATGAGTTAATACAGAAACCTCAGATATTGTCCAATTATTAGACTCACCTACCATTTGTTCATATGCATGATCAGATAAGCCTCTCCAATCTTTAATAATAAAAGGGGCAAAACTAACAAAATCTAAATCAAAATTTTCTCCGATTTGTTGTTTTCTTTGTATAAAGTTTTTAAGGAAATTAGTAACACCTACACTAGGAATAGTAACTTCTATTTCTTTTCCGGTTTTAAATCTAAGAACAAAACATCTTTTCTTATCATCATAATATTTCATAAGTTTAGGATCAAGAGTGATATAATCAATCATATCCTTAGTAACATTAATTTTTGAATTTTCACCTGTTTTGACTTGAAGTTGATTTTCTCCTTTTACAAAAGTATATTCTCTAATAGCTAATAAAATATAAAATCTGTCAACTTCTTTAATATCTTTCCATGAAGAATGTATTTCAGGAGTCTTAAAAGTAGCACATCGCTCTAAGATATAATTTAACATATCATCTAAACTAGCTAGATCATCTTCTTGTAAAGTAGACCAATGTCTTACTTCACCAGCAGTAGCCGATCTGATAGCCACTTCAGTGCCTTCTGGGTAAAAGAGTCCCTGTGTAGGTAGATCCTTTATCGGAAGTTTCTGCCACCCTACTTCATTCCCGAGTGATATCTGAGGGTCACTTTTTGAATGCGGGAACTTAGGTGCTGGTGTTTCAGTTATTTTGGCACCAACTTGTGCATTTTCTTTACCTTCTTGTGATTCTACAAATTCTTGTAATTGTTTTTCAGTTTTTTCGTCTGGCATATTTTTATTTTTAAATATTGTTTTTATATCTTATATATCTTTATATGTGGAAAAAGTGACAAGTTTTCACAAAAAAAGAGAAGTTTTAGGCTTCTCTTTTTGAAATTTATATATGTAAGTTATTATTAGACAATAGTTTCATCCCAGAAATCTGCCGCGAGTGTAAATCCAGTCACTTTAAATACTTCTTCATTATTATAATCAAGTGGAACTTCAGGAATTCCAGTCATAGGAAATACGTAATAAAGTTTCCATTGCCAGAAAGGTCTTGAACCTCTGTCATATAGCGTTATAAGTGTCCAAGGTGCCACGTAATCAGCCTTTAATCCGGTTCTACCTGTTAATGGGTCATATACCAAATCACACCACTTTCTTAAAGTTTTAACAGTGTATGCGCTAGGAGTCTTATCAACATTCACTTCAAAGTCAAATGCTACATCCATTGTAGTTTTTTCTGGTTTAGCACCAGCAAAACGTCTAGAAGCCCACTTGAATTTCTGTTCCGCTAGATTAGTAGGAAATGAGTGAGATTGAAGTCCACTAATATTTGTAATACCTTCTAACATCAAGTTAGTTGATTCTTCTGTAGCACCAACACCCGCTGGAAGCGCGATCTGCACAGTGAACAAGTTTTGATATACTGGTTCGAACAGCTCTTGGGAAGCTCTATTACTTCTAAAGTGTGATAAGCCGAATAGACCTTGTGACTTAAAATTTTCAGCCATATTTTTTTCTTATTTTTATTATTTATTCTTAGCTTGCAAATCCACCAGAACTAACTCCACCATCGGAATTAACTGTGTATCTTGCAATAATTTTTGTAAGAGCTCCGGTAATCCAGAGATCAATATCGATAATACCAAATCCATCTGCAATAATTGAAGCGGAGTTATTATCATCATCCATTTGTAAACCATACTTATAAATTGCACCAGCATCTTTAACTGATTCAAGTATAGGAGCTACAGAATTTATGATATTTAATCTTGTTACAGGATTATTAAAGTCGAATACAAAATTTTGTAAAATTTCATCAATTTGTAATTCAAGAGTATTAAGTAATTCTCTAACATGTAGATTATTATAATCACTCTTAACATTTTGGAATGCAGTAGCGTTAGCATAAATCATTATCTGTCCAGTTGCTGGTCTTTCAATGATTGAGTTATAACCAAATGGTTCTAAATAATCTCTATCTTGTTTATCAATCATATACTCTACACCTGATAAAGCAGGATTAGAAAGAATACCATTTTTGTTAGCAACAATTGCATAAGGGTTTCCACCTAAAAACTTACGTGCATATGCATTAGCTACATCAGCAGCTGGTGGAACATCTATAAGTTTTCCATTATCATTATATTTTAAGAATGGTCCGAATACACCTGCGTATCTTGATCCAAGCTCTTCATTAGGAAGAGTAAATTTGAATGATCTTGGCATATCTGGGTTTCCACCTTCTGGTATATATTGTGTATTAAAAATAGGAATTGGATCCACTCCTGATACAAATGTATCAGCGAAATATGGATTTTGAGAAGCTGCAAATTGCTTAATAGAAGGTGCACTTATAATTGCAGTACATTTACCTCTTTTCTTAGCAAGAGATGAAAGATTTGCCTTTCCTCCCATATTAGCTTGTAAACCATAAGCCATTGTATCAACAACATAACGATATTGAATCATATCAGGATTTGTTAATCCTCTAAGAATTCCAGAATCATGTAGCATTCCATAAATTTTTTCGACACCTGCCTCAGCATTTCTGGCTCCATCTGTATCATATCCCGGAGTATGTTTATTAAAAATATGAAGTCCTGTTAAAGGAATCATTTTATATGCTGTGTTAATAGAAGGATCTTCTATATTTTTTTGTAAAGTAATTGTAGTTGCAGTAGTTAAATAATCTGCAATAGGTTCTAATGTTTCGCAAATATATGCTGAAGCATCATAGTATTTATTAGTAATTCTTGTTATGCCCGGTTGAATTTCAGCGCCTGATTTAACATAAGCTCCGACATAAACAGCTAAATTATCTAAAGATGAATCTAAACTGAACATTTTACCAGAAGTTCCTATTTGAGTAATATCTACAGTTTTGTGTAAAACATTATCACTTACATCAATAGCGTAACTCATAAAGGCAGTAGAAGTATCTCCTGTGTTATCAATTAAATTATGACCAATAAAGTCTACTAAATAATTAGCATTAGGCGTTATAGATGTACCATCACCTATTTCCCATTGATTTTGATCTTCATCCCAAATTAACTGATCTAAAGCATCTTGATTAACATTTACAAACACGCCTGTTAGTGAAACAGAACCATTAACAATAGTTTCAATATATTGTTCGGTACCTGTTTGATCTTTAAAATCAGGAATAATAGTTCCTGTCCATGAACCAACAAGAGTAACATTGTTAGCATTAATAAAATTATTAATTTCAGATGGAATTAAACCATCTGAATTAAAGAATTGAGAGTAATAAGGATCTGTTGATAAATTACTATAATTTGACCAATCACCTTCAAATGCAATTACTTGAACAAAATAATCTTGAATTAAATCATAAGGTCGAATCCATTCATAAGGAATATTTGATGCAGTTCCATACCAATCAGTCGCTGTAATGCTATATCCAGATAAACCAACAGGTTTTCTTACAATAAATGATAAATCTCTTGTGCCTACATTAGATACTGAAAATAGAGGAGCACTTAAATTATTTGCAGCTCCAACACTATTATTAACAACACCTTGTAAATAATCTTCATCTGGTCTCCAGAATCTTTCTCTATTAAAGAAATTAATATAGAGATCATCATTTACTGGTTGGTTTGCAGCGCTGGAATCAACTGATAAAGCAACAAATTCAACTCTATCTGTATTTGTAGATACGTCTACTTCATTAACTTTAAGAAGATTAATTGCAAAGACTGGAGCAGTTAATAAACATGTCTGGATTGATCTTTGAAAGAAAGATCCCTTTCTCTCTAATTTTTTATCAATTGGACCAAAAAACTTTACTAAATCTCTTGTTGATCTTATAAATACAGGGGCATTATAAGGACCTTGCGCGGCGAATCCGGGAACTAATCTCAAAGTTTGAGTAGTTACTT